TTAAGAAACTTTATTTTTTAATCTTAGCTTATCTGCAATAATTGCAATAAATTCACTATTAGTAGGCTTGCCCTTATCGTTATGAACAGTATATCCAAATAGTTTATTAATTGCTTCTATTTGTCCTCTGCCCCAAGCTACTTCTATAGCATGTCTGATATATAAAAACAGATTAACCTTTACTATAAACAATTAATTTATACTCATAATATATTGGTTTAATCATATTTTTATTTATTGCCATAATCATATATCTTTTATATTCACTTTGTCAAGAACTATTTTTCAAAAAGGGCGAAAAAAGGGCAATAAAAAATAACATGGCTCTTTTAACCACGCTACTCTCTATTGCCCTTTTTTATTTAATTTTATTTGCAATGTCATCTACTTTATTTTCAATTGTAGTAATTTTACTATCCATATTCGATATTAAACTTTGGTTAGTTAATACCAATTGATTATTTGTTTCAGTTATCTTATCTAAAGTTAAGTTTATTTTTCCCCACATTTGGTAAATAAAATAACCCATAGCTATACAACACGCAATAGGAAATCCCAACGTGCTTATTAAATTACTTATATCCATCTTTTGTTCACCACCTTTCTTTAATATAGTCCATTTCCATTTTCATCGGTTAGTATATTATCATTTTCGTCAGTCAAATAAGTCATACTGTCTTCAATTTCAACTAATCTTATTCCAAAACCATCATTGGTAACTAAATTAAATCCGTCATTAGTTACAAGTTGAGATTTATTATAGTAATTAGTATTGTGATACAGTAAGGACTCCATCACTTCCGACCATGTAAAATTGGAAATTTCACCCCAAGTAAATTCGCTAACATCTTTCCAAGTATTATATTTAAATTCATACTTAATACCTAGATGAGCTGGAGAAATAAGTCTTATAGTCTTTTCAAAGTCATCCATTTTAGGTGGCTTTCCTTTTTGAGATATAAACTTAACAGTAAATCTATAATTCTCAAAGTCTTCTACAATTTCTATATCTCCACATTCGTAACTTAAGGCTACTTCTTTAAGATAATCTACAGTACAATTTCCTCTACCTCTTAAAACTGCTAAACATCTTGATCTTCTATTTTCATATGTATCAGTTTCATCGATTGGTATTCCAAAAGAATCTTCCCAATATTTAAGACCCCATGTGGCTGTATATATATAAGCTTGTTCTACTAAATCTTCTAAATCATTATTTAACTTGTCTAATTGTGCCTGCTGAGATGCAAATATCTTAGAAAATATACTACCAGTAAATATGTGTTCTTCTACATAATTAGTAAGTTTCATCTGTTACACCTCGCTAACTGTTATTGTTCCAACCACTGGTATATAACCCTCACTTATAGTAATATTATTAGTAGCATTATTAAGTTTTAATTCAGTTACATCGTTAATGTTACTATCAGAATTTGTTATTATAGCATTTATTTTAGAAACACTTATGTATTTTGTTTTGCTATCTAAATTATTAAAATAAGTATTTAAAGCACTTATTATATTAGTTTTAACTGTATCAATATTACTTTCAGTATCAATTTTACAAGATACATTAATTATCATTTCTTCTACAGATATTACATTTATTTTACAACCAACAAATCTATTTTGCTCTAAGTGTTCTTCAACTTTAGCTATTAAAGATGCATCAGCTTTTCTATTGTTAGAATTACTTATAATAAGTAACACATTGCCTTCTTTATTTTCTTTATTTGCATTCATACACTCATGGACTATTACATTTCCTACTCCATCAACTTCTTGAGCTTTTAATTTATAATAATTAGGATTTCCAGAAGTTATAACCTCTTTCATTCTGCTATCATATCTATTATATAAATGTTCATAGGTTTCATCATTAGTACCATTAGAAATTTCTTCTTCATTTGTAACGCTATCTACTCCTTTGTATTCTGTTACAATAGAACATATTTCTCCTACGCTAACATTATAAGAACTACCTTTTTCATTAGCAGTTACAACTACTTTTGCCACTCCATTACTATCAATCGTAACTGGAGCATAGGTAGAATACCATCTACCATCTTTAGTAGCAACAGAAAAGTTTTTTTGAATCGTAACCCCAGATGTGCCACGAAATGTTACAAGACCACTTGCATAATCTGCTAAATTTCTTTCTATTCCCATATCAGCACATCTTTTTATTAAATTATCATAGTATTTATTATCTAATGCACTCTTAGCATATATCTTCTTTTCCAATTCATCCATAATCATACTATTATAACTTAGTTCCATGCTAATTGGCATATTAGATTTATATATTAAACTATGTTCGCTAGTATCTACATCTTTTATAGTGCTAGTCATTTCACCATAGAAATCTTCTGCACTTTTGTAAAAACTCATCCAATCACACTCCTTTCTTAAATTTCTATTGTTTCTGTATAATTTCTATATATATTTACAACTGTACAAGTAATAATTAATTTTCCATCTTTATAACTTGTTTCTATGTCTTCAATTCCAGTAACATAAACATTATCTACTAAAGCTTCTTCTAACATTTGTTTTACATTTAAGCTTACATAGTTCTTGTCTTTTCCTATTAAATCTTTTAGTTTAGTTCCAACTTTATCTTTATAAATAAAAAATCTGCCTTTATAAGTTTTTAAAGACAGATAATTTCTAACTTGTAATGCTTCAAGTCCCTCAACAATAATAAATTTTCCATTATCTAATAAAAAATCATCATTTTCAAAGTCCCAAGCATATTCTTTTAATAATGTTACATTATTTGTTGTTGTTTTATATTTTAGACTTGGTATTTCTGGGATTACATTCATATTCTAAAATCCTCCCTTAACTTTACCACTAACATAATATCTTCCATCTGTAGTTTCTCGCATCGCTACTTTATCTCCTACAGATAATTTACTATTAAATAAAATAGAACCATTGGTTATAGTTGTATTACTATCTCCAACAGTTCCTGTTAGTGTTTTAAATGTTTCGGTATGTTCTAATAAATTATAGTCTATATATAAATCTTCATATTCCAAATCTAAACCATCTACTCTTATTGTTATAGGATTAACAGATTTTACATTACCTATTTCTGTTTCTTTTATATCTACAGTATTTGAAACATTCGTTTTAAACGCTTCTCTAAATTCGTCTTCTATTAACATAGTATCACCCACCTTAAATATTATCATATTGTGATAAATTATTTTGACTATATATTGCCCACATTTTAGATCCTTTTGTTTTATCTCCAGCATATGGAGTACTATCAAATCCAAATATCTGTTCTTTAGGAGTATTTTTATCAGCAATAGCAGACTTATAATTATAACTACCTCCACTTATTAATTCACACCAATAAATCATAAAGTCTTTTACAGAATCAAATTTTCTATACAACATACTCCCTTCAGAAGCTGGGGGCTTATAATCCTGAACAGCATTTTGAGAAGAAGCTGAACATTTAACTCCTCCAAAATTGTAATAATTCTTAGCTAATTTAGTAAATCCACTTCCAGTCCAAGACTCCTGTATCATACAAGAAATAATAGTTCCGGGGAAAATATGATATTTACTATATAATTCTTTTGCATAAGAAGAAACCATACTAGCAAACTCACTTTGACTTGTACAGTTTACAACCGAATCTAAAGACCCATCACTAGATACACTTTCAGAATTTTCGGTTTCATCTGTTACAATATACCTTAATACGTAATTCCAAGGGTGATTGCTATAAGCATTTTCAGAAACTTGGTCTGCTTTTGCATATCTATCAGTATGTGCTCCAATTTTCTTACCATTTCCAGTATATATTTCGGTGTGACTAATAGTATTTAATAATACATCTCCTGCTATCATACCTTCACCAGTATTTAAATCAACTTGACTTGTAACATCTTCAAATCCCTCGGCTAAGAAACTTTCATACATATTACCAGTATAAGTTGCATTACTAAGAGATAAACCACCATAACGATAAGCGTGAATAACAAAGGCACTACAATCATAATAATCTGGCCCATTTCTAAGACTTGGATTCATACTATAACCAATACTATCATCGTTGGCTGTTTGATATGCCCATTCTAAAGCCTTCTTTACAACTGTACTAGAACCAAGTTTACTTCCACCTTGGATTATATTACCTTCTCCATCTGTTATAACTTCTTCAATATCTTCCCAAAGTGTTAATTCTTGTTTCTTACTTGTACTTAATGTTAAAGTATTTATCCAGTAATCAGAATTTGGTATAAATTCAAATTCACTTGCAGTTATATACATAAACTTATCATAGAACTCACTATCTGGAAGTTTACACATTACACCATAACCAACTTTATAGTTTATATCACCAATACATTTTACTGTTACTTCGGTTTCTGGATATCCTTTTACTTCAAGTTGGTTTTTAATTTTAAGTATTTTACTATTATAGTTATTTACTATTTTTGTTTGGTCATTCCATGTTAATTCATCAGCATCTTCTTTTTCAGCTTCTTTTATAGCCGTTTCTAAATCTTCATCTTTATCTAAAATTACTGTATCTTGTATAATTCCATATCTCTTTTTATCATTATCATCAAACCCAACTGGTCTTAAAGGTTTTTCTAATACCTCTTTGCAATTGCTATCGTAAACCCTATATTGATTTACAACATTTTGCATACTTCTATTTACACTATAATCAATAAGATTTCCATCTACTACATTTGAACTTGATTTTTGTATAGTTAATCCACTATAATATTTATCACATTCACTTATTGCAATTCTTCCAGTTGTTGTCATGTGTATATAATAATAGATACCATTTACACGTGTTATATCACTCATAATTGCCATTAATACATCTTTTGCAGGTTTATTTTTAATTCTGTGTTTTGAAATTTTCATATCTGCATATTTACCTAGTTCATAAGTATCTATGTTATCGTATTCAAAGAAATCAAACGCACCAAATACTCTTATAAGTGCATCTTTAACACTCATTTCGCGGTTAAAATTATATGTAATATTATTTTTTACTACCCACCATGCTAAATCATAACATATAAAGGTAGAAGTATATCCACTCAAATTGAAGGTGCTATCTGTTATTTTTCCACAAAACATCAATTTACCATTTATATATAAGTAAATATTATCTCCTATTTCGTAATTAAAATAGTAATAATCGTTATATTCATATCCAATGATGAATTGTAACTCGGTAGTTATATTCTTTAAGCTACAATTCATTTTTATAGATGTACATACATCTTGGATTGGTATTATATTATTATAATCATTCCATTTTTGGACTCTTAAATCTATATTATTCAAATTACAATTCACCTCCTATTTATACAATTTAATTTCTTGTCCTAGCTCTAAACTCAATGGATTAGAAAGGTTATTTATATTTTGTAAATAACTCCATTTACTAGAGTCTCCGAATAATTTTGTTGCAATAGAAATAAGAGTGTCACCTTCACCTACAAAGTAAGAACTACTTCCGTAAGATTTAGCAACACTCATTCCATCAACAATAGCACTAGAATTATTTAATTTTATAGTTTTATATTCTTTAAATGTTATAGAATATTGAACATTCTTAGTTCCATCTTCTTCTCCACATTCAAAACTTTGTATTCTACAATTTAAAGCATTTATTCTTTCGCTTTTTGTATAATATTCAATCATCAAATCATTCTGATTATCCATCCATGTCTGTAGTTGTTTTACATAGAAGTTTGGTACATGTGGATCATCTAATGTAAAAGTATATCCATTGTTTGGATGTGGAAATATACCTTCTACACTACATTTTATTAAATTTTTGTTATAGCCTAAATCAACTTCTCCAATCCCATATACTTTCTGAGTTATAGTATCTACACTAGCAGAAAATTTAGGAAAAGGCGTAATGGGAAAAACTAATTGATAATTATCCGCCTTACCTAAAACTTTAAAGTATCTTCTTTCATCAGCCATCTATTACACCTCCTAAGTATAAGAAACCGAGTTTCTATTTTGATCTTTCTTAAAAATATTAGTAATTCGCATTATTAAACTGTCTGAGTCTACTTCTTTTTCTATCTTTTCGATATTTATTGTTACATTTTGTCCTATGTCTGGAATACTTGGTTTTACATCTGTTCTACCATTTAAATAATCATTTGCATTTTGCATGTATTTGTCTGCACCTTGGTACATAAGATTTGCTTCGTTATTATCAAAAATCCCTATTTTATTAGCCATCCATGTGCTAGCCTTAGATGTATACCCGAAAATATCTGATATGTAATCTTCTTTCTCACCAGTTTTATTAAACCAATTTACTGGATTCGCATTATTAAAAGCTTTATGAATTAATCCATCATTATCAAGCAAACTTCCAGTTGCACCTATAACTAAACCTGCTCCAGCTACTTTTTTATTTAAATTAGAAAATCCACTTCCTACTGTAGGATTTTTGAACGATACACCATTTAAAAATTTAGTAAATATATCTATTTTACTTTTTAAACTTACTAAACCATTTCCAAATTCCAAAAACGGATTTACTAAACCAGTTACAACTTTTAATCCAACTAATGCCCCACCAAATTTTAATAATCTCTCAACAGTTTCTGGATGAGTTGTTAGATAGTCAAAACCTTTTATAATCGCATTACCTACTTTACCTAAAGCATCTTTAACCTTATCAAAAGATTCACTTTTTGCAAAAGCATTAATAGATTTAATAAGTCTTTCTAACCCTTTACCAGCTTGGTCAAATAGGCTTCCATTCTCACTTCACCTTTTTCGTTAATTCCACCGATATCAGCCATCATTTTAGTAAAATTACCTTTAAGAGTAGATAATCTACCGCTTAAAGTTTTAGAAAACTTATCTGTCATTCCAGTAATCCCTTTATCGTCCATATATTTCTGTAATACTTCCATTAATTTTTGAGAATCTGTTACTTGTCCTTTTTTATTACTAAATTTACCTAGATTATTTTTATTTGCAAAAGCTTCTAACCCTTCTCTTTTTATACCTGTTATAGTCTGTAAACGAACCCAATTGCTTGACTGTGCATCTACTATCGCATCAATAGCACTATTCAAGTCACCTACGCCCTGTATCTTAGCAAAAGAACCCATATCTTCATACATTTTAAAGCTTTTTGAATCATCAGCTAAACCTAGGGAATGTGCTCTTGCTAAACCACTCGCAACTTCACTTTCTGAAAATGGAGTTGCATTCGCTTCATTCGTAGCCCATTTAAATTTTTCTACGCCTACCTTATCTCCGTATACAGCCTTTAAAAAGGTACTTGCGTTTTGAAATTCAGATCCACTTTCAAGAATCTTTTTAACTCCACCTATAGCACCTTTTACACTTAGCCATCCTGCGGTAATCTTAGTAATAGTAGAAAGTGTATTGTTGCTAAATCTATTAAGAGAACCGTTCATACTGCTAAAAGCACTATTCCAAGAGTCTTTTGTTTTATTAGCACTATTTCTATTAAGATTATTAAAATTATTTAAAGCACTTCCTGCACCAGACATTTGGCTTTTAAATTGTTGTAAAACAGACGTAAAGCCATTTTGTAACGTTAAAGTTCCACCATATAAATTATTAGCCATCTAATCCACCTCCTTTCTTATTTCTTTTCTATAAATGGATTCATTGCTATTTTTTCTTCCATATCTGTGTCATGTTCGTAACTCATAGAAGATATAAAAAATTGTTTTTCGCAATAAGTTAGATTTAATAAATAATCAAGCTTATGCCCTCTATTTATGTAATAACTAAGCATACGAAGGTCTATATCTTCCTTTAGTCGTTTTTTATTTCTATAATTAAATCATTTGCATTTACATCATTTAATCCGCTTAACTCACAGATTTTATCTGCTATTAAATTAATTTCTACAGGCTTAAATATCTTTTCTACAATTGCATATGGATTAGATTTACAACTATAAGACTTTAATAAATTATTATCTTTTAAATTTGGGTCTATAACTGCACTATAAACAACCTTTACATTTGCCTTATATTGGTCTTTTTCTTGTTGTGCTAATCCCATTAATTTATCTATTGTCAAAGACTTAATTGTAATTTCTCCACCAAGTCTCTTAATTTCTAATTTAGTTGTCTTTTCCCCTGTTGCCTTTTCTATTATTTCTTTATCTTGTAATAACTTTTCTATTGTTAATTGCATTTATTTCACTCCTATCTATTTTTTACATAATAAAAAAGACCTAGATTTCTCTAAGCCTTTATTCTATAGTTACGTCTTCTGGATTATATTCAAAATCATAACTTTGTTTTACAGCATCGTTGCTAGTTATATCTACTTTTAATACTTCAAAAGAAGTTATTTGGCAGTTTTCTATAATAACCCTATATGTACCACCAGTATCTTTATTTTCTAGTTCACCGATTAAATCGAATTTGAATGGTTGTCCAGCTTTTATGCAATCGTTTATATCTTTATTTAAAGTATCATCGATTACTTTATAAAAACTTAAAGAACCAGAACCTTCAGCACCAGTTATTAATGTTAATTTACCTAACTGTCCTGCAATCGGAAGCTTTTGAGTATTTAAAGTTGATTTTGCATCTGCTGTTAAAACTGTAGCTTTTTCTTCATTATTAAACCACAGTGTGAAGAAATTATTTTTTAAAATATTTTTTTCAGTTAATTTTGCCATATGTATTTACTATCTCCTTTCTTAGTAATTTAACTCGAATACAAGTTCTTCTATAGTATCTAAAGCGTATATTCTACCCTTTAAGAAAATCTTTTTATCAATATCTTTCTTTAATACTTCATCATCTGTCATATCACTTGTATCTATATTTTTAGATTCTAAATAATCTCTAGTTGCATCTACATCTAACCAACAAGAATTATCTTCATCTTCATTTAATAAACCTTGTTTAGCTAAAGTTTTAAAATAAAGATTAAAAGAATCTCTTATTAATTTTCTATTGTTATAAGAATTTCCTAATTTACCTCTATAAGACTTCTTAAAACTTACTTTAAGGTCGTCTCTTACCATATCGAATATTTCGCAAACTCTTATTTTCTTTAATACATCTTTTTCGTTTTCTCCAATAGTTGTTTTACTATTTACACCACTAGAAAACACGTAAGCTTCTAAATCATAATCATAATAAAGACATAATCCACCAGCTTCAGTACAAGCTTCAACATCTTCAACTTCTTCAGCTTTAGTAACATTACTTACTACTAATCCAGTTAAGCTTCTATCGTATCCAGTTGTTGCAATTAAACAAGCAACATCAACACAATATTGTGCACCAGTTAATTCAAACTCTGTAGTTACTCCAACATTTACAAAATTTATAACACCTTCACTGTTGGCTACATAATTACTTAAAACAGCATGGACTAAAATATTATTAGCGTTTCTTTGTTCTTTAATAAAGTCAGCTATAGCCTTTTTATCTGAATCTGCTGTTGCTTCTGGACATGCTAAATAGTTAAATTTAACATCATTTAACTTCTGTAAAGCCTCAGAAATATTTGTGTTATAACACACAACTTTTAGTGTATTTACTCCATATAAATTAAAGCATTTGTCAATTATTTTCTTATTTTCTGTTGTGAATGTATCAGTAACATACTTCTTAGCTTTATATGTTTTTACACCTGCAACAGAATCCTTTAATACCAACATTACAATTCCTCGTGTAGAACGTATCATTGCGGTATCTGTTAACGCTTTCAATATAATTTTTATTGAATCGCTCATCTATTAATCATCCTTTCTTTTTTTAATTTAAATCAATATAAAGTTCGTCCATTAATGCAGAGTAAAAATCATTTTCGTCAACAGTATCTTTATCATCAAAATAATTAACTGTTAAATTCATAGATAAAAATCATCGTCAATTGAATAACTCTTGTTTTTGAACATTAAAAAAGTATCTTTGACTTTAATTCCTAAATCAAAAATACTTTCTAAATTATTTAAAACATCATTCAATTTTTCGCTGTCAACAGTCTTATCTGTATAAGTTATCGTTATATTAACTAACTTAGTTGCATAACTTTTATAACTATTACTGCTTAATGGTCTTACTTCAACAAAAATGTAGATTTCTTTACATCTTCCATATTCTTTTTCTTTCTCAACTCAGAATCTTTAAAGTGATCCCTTATAGTTTTACCCGTATAATAAAGAAGTTCATTGTATTTAATCATTTTTATTAAACCTCTCTTCTAATTTCTGTTTTAATATGTTTTCCATTTGTGCTTCAGCTAAAGTCATTCCATCTCGAATCATCCAACGACCATCTATATGCTTTCCAGTTAGTTTTTTACCTAACACTGGAACATATTGCCCTGCCTTTTGTGTATATCCTTCTTCAACCCATTTTGCATATTGTAAAGAACTACCTACATCAACAGTAAGATTTTTCTCGTCCACATCGCCATGTGTCATAGAACGTCTAAGAGTTCCATTTTTAACAGGAGTTATTCCTTGGATTTCTCCAACTGCAATTGTCGCAGTATCTTCTAAAGTATCTATACAAGCTTGTTTACATTCATTTATTAGCTCATCTATGTTTACATTAAAGTCCAAGGTCTACCACCACATCTTTTAATAAATAAATATTATAATCATTCCAAGAAATTATTTTTTCTATCTTAAATGTTTTATTATTCCACAAAACAATATCAGACTCACTTAATAATTCATCGGCGTACATTCTATAATTAGCTTCTAAAATATATCCATAACTTGCTTTTATTTTTTCTACTCCAATAGGCTGTATATCACAATTAATAGTAGATTTTTTTACATATTTGTCCTCATTAAACCCATAGTCAGGATTTACAATACTTTCATAGGCGTAAATATCTGCTTTATAATCATAAAACCACATATTAATACATCCTCAATAATGGAAGACCAAGCAAACTATTAAGTATAAAATCTGATTGGATTATATTACTAATATCTTTATAACTTACAGACCTATCGCCTTGTGTTTTACTAGATATAGCACCATCTATGGATAATTTATTAAATCTATCGAAATTTTCTTTAATGTATTCTATCGCTTCAGCATAATTGTTTTTAACATATTCATCTGCCCATTCTAATCTGTTTTTATAATCTTTTATAATTCTTAAAATTATCTTTTCTTTTAATTCATCATTCATTTATTTAATCTCCTATCTAAAAAAGAAGGTCATGTAGACCCTCTAATTATTCTGTAACAGTTGTACTAGGCAATGTGTAATTTAATATAGCTATAGCATTATCTCTAAGAGTAGTTAATCCTGATACTTGTAATCCTCTTACCGCATCAGAAAAACTTCCTTCTCTTCGTAATGCTTCTACTTTATCTAATTGAGTAGCGTACCCAAGTGCAGATTTATGTAATGCTATTACGGTATTTGCTGGTACATCTTCTGTTTGGATTAAAGTAAATCCTGCTACAGTAGCACCTTGAACAACTCCGTTAGGTAATACACTAAAATTATCAGCAAACCTTGTGTCTTTTGCCATGTAGTTTATAAATTCAGCTGATGCACAAGCAAATCTACCAGCCATTGGAACTTTCTTTTTAGATAACTTAGTTCCTAAATCAACTAAGAAGTCATATGCTAAATTTGCAGAAGTAAGACATTTAATATCTTTTGAACTACCTATAATATTATCTTTGCTAGCACTCTTTACGGCTTCTGCAAATACTAAACCATCTTGCATTTCCTTTAAATCTAAAGCTTTTTCTTGTGCAACTTGTCCTAAAACTGGAGCAACTGCTTGTACTGCATCTACGTCATCTAAAGTAATTGCAAAATATTTCTTAGTATCAAAATTTAATTCAATTGGTGCAGTTGTAACATCATCATACTCAACTGTTCCTGTGTAATCTTTAATTGTACCACCACTAATTTTATTAAATATTGCTTTTTCACCTTCTATTCTTGTTGGTGCTGTAGTTATAATATTTGCTACAGAAACTCCTCTAACTCTGTTAATAATGCTTCTTCCCATACTGTTTTTTTAAAACTACTAATTGACATATATAAATCTCTTCTTTCTTTCTAATATTTGTTTTTATAAACTATTCTTGTTCTTTAATGTCTGCAATAACAAAAAGACATAATAAAAGAGCCTATAATCTTCGATTTATCATTTCCTCACTTCGATTTATAAACTCTTATATACTCTTATTTTCTTGTGCTTTATAATCTGCATAACTAGCTGTTCCATTTGTAACATCTTCCCAAGATATTTTTCCAAGTGGATTACCATTTGTTTTAGGTGGCGTATAATTACTATCACCTAGTTTTGCTTTAACTCCATCTTGTACAGAATTATTAATTAAATTACTAAAGAATTCAATGTCTGCATCTTCTTTAATATATTTAGCTAATCCAATATCTAAGCCCTTTTCTTTTAACTTACTTGTATTAACATTTAATAATTCAGCTTTTGTTTTTTCAGCTTGCATATCTGCTAATTGCTTTTCTAATTCTCTTAACTTAATTTGTTCTGGAGTTAGTCCTTCAGTCGATTTAGCTTTTATTGCTTCCTCGATTTTGGTAGGAAGGGTTTCTTTTTCATATTTTGCTATAGCATTTTCTTGTGCAGTTTTAACTGCCTTGTTACTGTATATATCACAGTTTCTATCTAACCAGCTCCTACCATCTCCATCTTGACACCATGTTTCCACGACATCTCTAGTTAATGGTTGCTGAAAAGACTTAATTAAGCCTACAACTTCCTCGTTGTCTTTATTTGTATTTAAGTATTCTGTTATTTCATTAATGTTTTCTATCATTTTATATCTATCCTTTCTTGTACTCTAACCTTGCGACTAGAACACGTCCATTCTAATAATTTTTTTAATTTGAAAATAAATATAACCTAGTATTTACTAGATTATTTATCATTTATATTTTGTTTTTCTAACCATTCTTTATAAGTTTGATAATTTATTCTTTCTTTAGTCATATTATCTAATCTTAAAGTTGGTTTCCAGTCTTTGCTAACTATACTTATATAAGTACATCTACATCTTATATGCTTTGGGAGGTCTACTGGCTTTTTATTAACCTCATATGTTTTACCATCATATTTCCCACAGTCAGAGCAAGTATGCCTATCAAGTGTTGCAGAATACATCACGTATTTAATATTATGTTCTTTACGCCAAACCTCATTCGCACTTTCTTGAACTCTACTTATTTCATTGCTAACTAGCCTGTCTGTATTATTCCAGTTTTGATTATACCTTTTAGATATCCTATTATTTATCTCATTTACGGTAGTCTTACCATTAAGAAAATCATTTACTTCAACTTTAACTTTCTTTGCTAAATCATTTTTATTATTCCATATTCTTTCACTATAATTTTTACCTTCTATTCTAACATTAATAATATCTTTAAGTACCTTATAAGACACTGGTTTAAGATTATAATTAACAACACCAAAACTATATAAGTAACAATTACTATAGAATTTATCTTTAGCACAATTATTTAATAATTCGCTAGTCTTATTCTTTTCTGCTTCAATTTCTTTTATAAAACAGTTAGAAATAATCTCAAATAATTCAGCTCTTATTTCTAATCTATCCTTATTATTTAAATTCATAATTTCATCAGAAATATTATAGTTAAGCATTATATTAGCTATTTTTTCTAATACAATCTTTTTATTTGCTTTTTGTAATTCTTCTAATTTATTAGACTCAAGATCATATTCCTCATAAAGCAGCTTTGTAAATTTCTCTTGTAAGTCTGCAAAAAACTGTTGGTTCTTATTCATTTGTATCGCCTAAATCACTTACAGAACTCATATCATTAACATTTATTTGCTTTTGCTCTGCTAACATCTTTTCAAATTCTGCTTTTCCATTTGTAATAAAACTTAGTCTTTCTAAGCCTGTTTGAATAGATAGCTTACCGTTTAATTGGCTTATTATTTGTGCTGTTTCAACATCATTAGAAGGTAAGTTTAATTGTGGTCTTATATCTATATTTCTATAATCATAAGACTTGTTTTCTGTTAGTTCTAAGAATCTAAATAAACACTTTAAACGTGTCTTAATACAATTCTTTAAGGCTTGGTTTTGTGTAGTTATCTTAATTCTAAGACAATTTAATCTAGTTGCTAACATAGTTCCACTTGTATTGCTCTGTATATTCGCCTGATTATCAATATGTTGGGAAACTCTATATATATCTTCTTTTAGAATTTCTCTATATTGTTTTACAAAATCAGAATTTATGTTTTTAACTAACCATTCTGCCTTACCACTACTATCTGGAATCTGTAATATACCTAGTTTCTTCATTTCTTTAGCTTTATCTTCTTCTAGTTCAAGACCAGTTAGAACTAGATAGGCTAATCTAGTATCGGCAATTTCATTCGACCAATCACTCATGCAAAGTTCATAGTTATCTTGTAAAGCCTTTATATTGTTATATAGAGTATCATGGACTCCATTATTTAAAGATGCTACTCCTACAGGCAATCCATTAAAATAATGAGGAGTAGGCTCACTTATATCAATTAAAGATTCATTCATATGGTATATAAATTTGTCATCTACAACCTCTATATAAGTATTATCATCCAAATCTTTTTTGTAAAAATACATAAACAATTGTACTTTTCCCTCATTATCACAATAAGCATAACTATTTAATGGATTAAACATCTTAATCTTAAATTCATCATCATTTTTATAGTAAAATTCATATGCTTCACCGAAAATTAATAGGTTAGTAGCTAACTCGGTATCCAAAGATGCTGATATATTATTAAAATTATTTTCTATATCATTTACTACGTTGGCATCTGAGTTTTTATCGTTATATGTTATTGGCTGTCCGACCATAAAACTCACTTCTTCATCTATAAATGCCTTTATAAAATTGTCTACAATCTTTCTATTACTTCTATCGGTCATGGGATAATTTCTCAATGTGTTTGTATCTCCAATATAATAGTCATACATATTTTTATACATATTTTTATTTCTATTATATTCACCATACATTTTTAAAGCTATTTCTCTGTCAAAAATCATTTTATTTCCCCTTTCTTTTTTAACTTTGACTTTCTTTGACTTTAACTAAAATAAAAGTCTTCTATCCAAGAAAGTTATTTTTCCTAATGTTTTTATTTCCTTTATCCTGTTATAACATTCTGCTAAAGTATCAACAAAATCATCGTGCAAACTGTATTTCTGTCCTTGAAATTCCATTATCTGTTCTATGGCTTCTCTACTATCTTCACAATCTTTATTAATAATAATTTGACCATTGTTTATAGAATCTATAATGGTACTTATTTTTTCATCTTTATTTTTTCGTTGCATTTCATTTATAAATTCTATTCTTCTATGTCTTAGCTTTGCATTTGCTTCTATTAATTCTTTTATCTTTAATACATCCGCACCTTGAAATGTATTCTTTTCTATAAATACATGAGTTATATCTTCATGTTTTAACAATAGTTCTATTACTTTGTTGCAATATTGTTCAAATGTTAATTTTTTCATCAATAAATCTTTTACATATAAAAAACCATTATTATTTGTTGTAGAACCAACAATCATAGCAGTATAATCACTGTGAGAACTAGTTGTACTTGCAGGGTCAATACATAATAAATTTTTATTATAAGTAAATTCATTAAAATATTCTTCTATTTCTGTTCTTACAGATTTAAACCACTTTTCTCCTATACTAGTTGCATCATTCATCATTTCACTCATAAACGATATTCTATTTTCCCAATATGGAATAGCTAAATCATTAAAACAATCCCATTTTTCTTCCCATAATACAGGAAATATCATTTTATCTTTATTGCTATTATAGAATTCTCTGGCAGTCTCCTTACTATTATCATCTTTATTGTTAAAGTAAAGTTTTTTACATTGTATCCATATGTCAGATTCAAATATATCATCAACAGTTTCATTTGGTTTTAATATTATTGCTCTACGGAGGAATGTCTTATAATCATTATTTCTCATTAACCTAGAAATCAAACATGAATTATGTAATACTGTTCCTATATTAACTATTTTAGTGGCAGATTTTATCTTTTTACCATTACGATATACCGCCTTATCTCCAACTTGTTCAACCTCTTTAGTCCATTTATTGTATTTCTTTTCTCTTGCATCATCGGTAAGTATGTCTTTTTCATCCTGTGCATCATCTCCAATAACTACCGTTGGTCTTATACCTTTCCAGTTTGCACCTCTACAAGAAGAAGTAGAACCAATTGCTCTTATATAAACATTATTTGCAAATTCAATTTCATTACTATTCACCTTATAGTTTTTCGTATCAATTAAGCTACCAAAATTGTTTATTATAGTTTTATTTTCTTTAAATACCTTCTTAATAGAATCCAAAAATTGTACTGAGTCATCATCCTTTTTAGCTATTAATAATGTAAATTTGGATAACTTGTAACATATTAACCATACACTTAATGCAAGATCACATACTGTTGTTTTAGCAAACCCTCTGGATACAACTATATTTATCTTATCCTGTTTATCTCCTATAAAAGTTTCATTTAACAAATCCCACATTTCATAATGCGATTGAGATAATTGTCTTGCTTCATTTTTATCAGATACTATAAAAATATTTTGTAGAAAGTATTGGCAAAAGAAAGCTATATCAATTTTACCTAACGCTTTAGCTAATTTATTTAAATTACTATTATTATTTTTTAAGTAATGCTATAGCAGTTTCTTTATTATAATGTTTTGTAAGATATTTATTTAATAGATATACTTCAAATTTTATTTCAGTTTCAAATTCTTTATTGTCGTAGTAAATCACTATAACACCACCTCCTGTTTTTTTACATAATAAAAAGAACCTACATATATTAATGTAGATTCTCAGTCATTCTCAATTATTTATTATATTCTTTTGCATATCTATAATAGGTTGGTTTAGTAATACCTAATAATTTCATGCATTCAGTTGGCTTAATTTTTTCCATCTAGAACTCTTTTATATTCTTTAGAAAATTTGTTAAAATCCATTGCTCTAGGTCTTCCATAATCATTCCAATCACCTCTAGCTTTTTTGCTTCAATACCTTCACGCTGTCTTTTTTCTTTTTTTTCCAACTCTGCTTGTGCAAAACTAGCATACATTTCTATAAGCATATTATTTATAGTTTCCATTATCATCGTAGATATGTTATTATCCTGTGGCAATTGAGTTAATGTAGTTGGAATTTCTAAAACCATCAATCTTATATCTTCATCTTGCATCTTTCTAATCTCTTTTAGAGTAAGTTGTTTATTTCTACCTAGTCTATCTAACTCGGTTACAATTACAGATATTTTTTCTTGTGGATTAGCTTGTTTTACAGTGTTTATAGCTTCAATCATTTTTTTATAGTTTGGTCTATCAAAATTTTTACCTGTACATTGGTCTGTATATATATCATTTATTAAAGATATATTTTCTTTAGTTGTAAAATCATTTATCTCTTTAATCCCTCTGTCTAAGTGCTGATCTTCTGTAGAAGTTCTATGATAAGCAAAGTATAACATTTTAATACCTCAATTCTAAAAAATTATAAAAAATTTTGTATAACTAGCCGACAGTAAAAATAAATGTTCAAAAATAGAACCATACGGGGTTAGTCTATTTTCCTATAATTTTATTATACTTATTAGGTATCAAAATGTCAACACTTACTTTTGATACCTTTTTATAAAAAAATAAAGCCTTATAAATGTGATTAATTAGTATTAAAATAAATAGTATCAAAAGTATACTTTTTAAGACCTCTTATAAACCAAACATTTTATTCTATTATTTAACCTTTTTATCTTCTAAATTAATAACATTATCTACTTCCAAGTCTTGCAACATGTCTTCTATGCTAACTTCTTTGTTATTATTGCTGTTATCTGTTGTGGATATCTCTTGTTTCGATGTTGGAGTACCTACAAATCGGTTTATTGCATAAGTGATTGCATCTAAAGATGTCTTTTCGTTATCGCTAGTTAACGCTATTTTTATTAATTTTTCCATTAATGGCTCTATATTCATAGCTATTTTTTCATTAACTTTAGATTTTAACAACGTTACTTGCTTGTCCACTTCTGCCTTAAACTTATCATCCTTTTTCCAAGAAATAATTGTCTTTCTATTTACGCCAACTAATTCGGAAACACGTGTGTTATTCTCACCTTTTGCAACTAATTCTATAGCTTTTAATTGCTTTTCTGTAAACTCTTTTATTGCCATATTATCACCTCACTTTCTATTACACATCAGGACATATTAAGTCCCACTCATAAACACAATATATAGTATATATCTGCAAACTCAAAGCACTATATATTCATATTGATTAGTACGCTAACTATATATAAAAAAATAAAAGATAGCATAAAACTATCTCTCACCATTTCTCCAGTCATCTTCATTTTCGTAGTAAAAAGTACCATCCAAAGTCATTTTGGGATTAGGTCTATTCTTTCTGTTATTTAAATATCCTATAATAACTTTTATTGCATAATAACCTGCTATTAAACTCCCAATTGTAGGTATAGAGTAACTTAATATAGCATATATACCACTAAAAATAAACATTGGTAATAGCACAATTCCAACAACAATAATTGCAAATATCATTATTATCAACTCCGTTTTTTTACTTTAATACTATTATTATACAATATATTAAACTTAAAGAACAGATATTTCTATCTGCTCTAATTTTATTATTTTTTGAATAAATCATTAATTTTTTGACTTTTTTCTCCACTATAGGATGTTAACTCTTTTAATTCACCTATGATTGACTTTTTCTCATTGTCAGTTAGATTATAGTCTATTATTTCTTGAGCCAAACTCTTCATTTTATCACTATAAGCCGTAATTTCATTGGTTAATTTTTTTCAATTCATTATAAAATTCACACATCTATTTATCACCTCCCTACATCAATTATATCATAATTATGTAAATAAAGGTAAATATATACTTATATTTATTACCATTACTAATACTTTATATTGTTTTATATAATTCTATATAATTGTTTATTATACTTTATTAGCTTTTATTATTGTTTATTACTCTCTATAACACTCTATAATACTTTATTATTGTTTATTACTCTTTGTTATTCTATATAGTTCCATATTGCTCTATATTTTTCTATATATTTTTTTGGAAAGGGACTTTAAGATAAATCCCTTAGAACTTTATTTAACTCTTTTCATAGCAATTTTTTTTCTTGGCTGCTTTTTTCTCATTGGCAGTATGGAATCTCTGTTCTTTTATATTTATTCCATTTAATTTAAGATCTAATTTCATAAATTCAATCTTTTCGTCTAAATCCATTGCTTTATAATTTCTTTTCTTATCTCTAAAATCTTTTAACATAAAATAATAACTATTACTTATCATCTGCTTCTCTCTTTCTCTCTTTAAAATTCTTTACAATACCCATTACAAAGTCTAAAATTATAAACAATGTTGTAAAAATTCCAACTTCCATAAATAAAGTCTTAAACGCTTCTACCATTATTTATTATCTCCTTTTAAATATTTCTCTAAATCGAACTCCTGAATAAACATAGCTTCTGCCATATATTCCAGTCCTTCTTTTTTTAAAGCAAAATTATCTTCGTTAAATTTAGGTCTAACCTTATTTAAAATAGGTTTATATTTCTCTATAAAATAATTTTCTACAAAATGGATTTCGTCCAAATTAAACATAAAACCTTCATAATCTTTATAAATAATTTTATCTAATCCATATTTTTCTTTATATTCTTCAGCAGTCATTTTTAAATTGCTATTGCCAGTTAAATGTGCGGACTGTCTCTCTGCTATTGGTCTATCTAAATAGCTCCCAACATAAAGTACTTCCCCATCTTTGTCTAAATGGAAATAAACAAATTCTCCTTTATTACTATCTAAATATTTTTCATGGTTTTCTTTCATTTTTTCTTTATTTTTTAAATAATAATCCTTAAAATAATCTTTGTTTTTTAAATAATAATTTTTAGAGTATTCCTTATAGTAATTTTTTTCTTCTAATTTATTCATGTTTTCTTTTCCTTCTTTCTTTTTTCTATTGTATTTACTTTTATATTATGGTATAATAAAATTGTGATATTATACCATAATATAAAAAACTAAAAAAGAGTATATATTTCAACACACCTTCTTTTATTTTTCCCTAAATAACTTATTTATTTCTTCAATTATAGTCGTATCTTGCCTAGAATATATATCATTTAATGTGGTTGTATCTATTTTTATACACTCTATTTTATTATTTTTCTTAAATGTAATATTAAAAGTTTTGCTTCCCATATAGTCACATGGGATTGATGGCTCTGTTTTTATGCTACTAAATCCATATTTTTCTTTAAATTTATTATTACTATCCTTTATTAATTCTTTTATTACAGCATTTAATGTATAATACCTATCATATATTTTTTGTAAATACAACATTCTACAAAACATATATATTTGAGATATTAACGTTATTATTAGTAAATATATCAATGTCATTTCAACACACCTTCTTTTAAGCTATTCTAATAGGACTATTTAAATCCACATCGTACTCGTTTTGCAAACTAAATATAATCCACTTTCGTCTTCTACGTAAAATTCTACTGCATACATGTCTTCCAGTTCGATTTTATTTTTAATAGCAGTATCTGCGAAATATTTAGCTATCTTAATTAACATCTCTACTTTAAAAAACTTATCTTTAGTAGCTTCTTCTAAAAATTCTACTGCATCCATAGAATTAGTATATTCTCTATCTTCTTCTGCAATTTCTTCTCTAGTTCCAATAATTGCTTTTAGTTTCTTTTCTTCTTCTATTAACTCTAAACATCTATCTCTTAAAGCTGTATGTAGACATAAATCGAACGCTTTTAGTTCTTCACTTAATTTATGCTCATTCTCATAATCCTCGAACATATCTGCCAATTCTACTAGTGTCTCGAAATCTAGTGCCTTAATAATTTGTACTTGTTCCTTCATTTCCTTTTTCATTTTCATTTCCTTCTTTCATATATATTTTTAATCCCATTGGGAATAATAATCTAAAAAAATAGGAGGGGAGGAGATTCTCCTCCTATTAAGAATGTAAGTAAGAATTATAGTGTTAAAAATGTAGAACTTAGGAGGGTAATCCTTTAAACTACATTTTGTTTGGCAACATTTAACACTATTCTGCACTTTGTATGCAGATTTTAGAGTACAATTATATATACTCTACCTATCCATATACAAAAAATCTAAAACAACTAAAACGCTTGTATTAGTATGCAGATGTACGTACATCTGCATACTTTGTAAGGAGATCTTTTTTGAAAAAGAAAACAAAGTACCCTGCGAAGAAAAACAGGATACTAATATAAGCGTTTTATATAAAAATGTTAATATAAGACAGCACGAAGCTATCTTAATTACAAATATACAGTTAAATTTACATCTGTTAAAAGTCTTCCAACTAGATTAGATGATGTTAAAGATAGTATTAATGTAGTCAATCCTGCTCATTTAGGTATCGAATATCAATTTAAATATAATACTTGGGGTGAATTATATGGTTATTCTAACAACACAAACCCTTATAAATGGGGAGAGCTGAATATTTCTATCATAATACTTTTTTTTAACTGATGTTGGGTAAGTATTAAGCTAAGCGATAGTGTGTTACTTAGCTTAATACTTAACTAAAACTTTTTAAAGATAAACATTTATATTAGAAATATTATTAGTTTTTACTAATTAAGTATTTTGCAGAGTTAAGATACTTTCTCTGCTAAAGTATCTTATAAATACTTTTTTAGCTTAAACATATAATAAAACATACAAATCGGCTTTATATCATTTCAAGAATTCCTGCATTGCTTAAATATTAATGCTATCTTATATTAACATTTTTAAAAGGCTATATATTTATTGTGCTATAGCCAACACTTTAGAAGTCCACTATAAAATAGCGAGTGGAACTTTACCACTTAGTTAAACTCGATTCTTCTTAGCCTATTTTCGTTAATTTCCGAGAAGGAGGATTTGAACCTCTTAAATAGGCAAATTACCATAATGAGAATACAATTAAATATAGAAATAGCACAAAAATTAAAATGCTATTTTTTATATATAAAAACTCAAAATAATGAGTAATTATCTTTACAAACTAACAAATTTGTGTTAATGTGTTAGTAGGTTAAATTATAGATTTTGGTATACCATTAGAGCAAAGGTTTTACTCTCTACTCTAACTGGACATACTCATTAATATTAATATTTCCGTCTTCTAGTTTAAGATAAATATATTTATCTCTCCCCATATAAACGGTTATCTACACTTCTCAATCCAAGTGAATAAGCCATTCTTTTACATGTGGTGTGTTTATGGTAAACATTTAACTTCTTTATAACCTATTCCATAAATAGTTATATCAGTATTTAATTTTCCACTCATAACGTATTTAGTTAAATCTTTATTCCTAGTTTCTTCTAATAATTTTAATACCATTTCTTTTCTTACTACAAACATAACAGTAAATATTTTTCTTGCTAATTTGCTATATTTTTCTTCTGCATTGGAAAATAATCTTTTAATTGTTTCAATCTTTATTTCTAGAGAATCTATTTTATCATACATATTTTTTATTTATTTCTAAAACTCTTTTACCTCTTTCAATATTAAATTCTTTAATTTCCTCATTACTCATATCTTCAGATATTTTTTTTGCATATAAACATTTAATTTCTTTATCTGCATCATCAATTATTTTAGTTATTCTTTCCATTTGTCTAAAGTCTCCACTTTTAATTTTATACTGCTTTGTGTTATTAATTAATATTTCTCTTATTGTTGTAATTTCTTTGCTATTAGTTCTTTTTGCTCTAATATTTTTTAATTCATTTTCAATTATATCTTCTAAATAATCCATTGTAGTATCGAACTTTTTAAACTCTATTTTTTCAAATTGTTTTTCTTTATCTTTATCTTTAACTTTTCCAGTAAATTGCATAAAGTAAGGCTTAATTTGTAACTTACCTTCCTCAAAACTATCAATTTTATATTTCTTTCTTAATATGTTTAATTCTTTAACGTTGTTAATACTAAATTCTTTCTTGGCTGAATCTATTTCGATGCATGACATTACATCTAGTTGGCATACATCCATATATATCTCCATATCTAACTCTCCAGTTTTATTATATTTATCCCAAAGAAGTGTATTTAAAAATTGACTTAGATTAATTATTTCTCCTATTTTATTTATACTTGTTTTAATATCTAAATCAGATTTTTTGTTCTGCATTATTTAATCTTTTTACTTTTTTTAGCTTTTACATTCGAAGTTGGTACTAAAAATTTATCATAATGCAATTTTAATTTCTTTATCATCAAAGGATTATCTGTTAATAGCAATTGGTCTGAATCAAAATCTGCTGAAGATAATCTTTCTAGACTATTTTCTTCTATAGAATTTATACAAATTATGTTTTTACTTAAATTAAAATATTTATTAATTGCTGGAATATGTACATTGTGCATTAGTGCTAAGTTTCCCATTGTAACATGTGGACTTCTGCATCCTAATAAATCAATAGCTTCATCAAAATATCTACAACTAACTTCACCCTTATTCAGTATACTTTTCCCTCTATAAGTTCCTATAGCTTCTTTTAACATTTCAATTGGATTTCCAAACAATACTGAATATGTACCATTTATTAACACATGACCTTTTTGCAATTCTTTTATAAATGCTTTTCTTTTATCATCTCTAAAATTAGTATATAATTTTGTTTTAGAATATTCATCATTTATACCAATTAAGGCACTAATCATCATGTTGCTGTCTTTTAAATCTTCAATATCTTCAACTTTGGCACTTATAAAATTTCTCATCACTCTTGTATCATTCAGCATTAACTTAAAATATTCCATTGTTGGTTTTAATAATTCTAACATTTCTGACCTACTAAAATTCAAGGTATTAAGCAGTTGATAATGAGTACTAACTAAATTTCCATTAAAATGATGTGTAGGTTTTTCATATTTAACAATTCCCCAATTATCTTCTAATCTGTCTAACCATTCATCTCTAGTAGCAAACTTAACAAATTTAACACAAGTGTCATTTAAGATTAATTTAATGTCATTTATATTTTTTGCTCTTGTAACTCCATTCAATTGAGACACATCAGTAATTCCATTATCAGCAAACCATTTTTGTATATTTGTATTAAAACATGCCCCCTTAAAAAATCTATTTCTTAGTAATAACATGCCTTTCTTTTCAAATCCATTTTTATTAAATAAAGATGTATCCATTAAAGCCTGTCCATCATGGATACTATTAGTTATCTCCATTTCTTTTTTTAAAGTATGTAAATAATCTTCGCCATCTATACCTTCTACAATTTCTGTACACATAGCTTTTTCTTTAAATGTACTTTTTACTTCATTTATAAATAGTATATTTTCTGCTTTAATACCTTGAATTATTTTTATAATACTAGAAGTAGGTAATGATAAATACGCTTCTAAGCTTGCTAAATCTGTTTCAGTCATTTCATTTATATTTAATCCCATATAACACCAATCCATTATTTTATTATACAAATTCTCTCTAACAAACAAACATCTCCCGAGCCTACTAGATCCTGAACTTCTTAAAAATCTTACGTAATGAACAACTTCTCCTGTTTCGGCAAATGTAATGTCAAATCCATTTTTATAAAGTTCATTTCTAATTTCTTTTCTTGATATTATATATTCACCTATTATTCTTCTTTTTAAAGATTTATTATTATTTCTTATTTCCATAGATTTATTTTTTATTTCAATTTCATTTTTATTATTTATATATTTTCTAATAGGTCTTTTCAC